ATTTGAAAGGATGGTATAGAAATGACAAGAAAACAGTTAGAGGATTTAGGACTTACCAAGGAACAGGCTGATTCAGTAATGAAAATCAATGGTGATGACATTGAGAACGCAAAGGGTACTGCTGCAACAGAGATTAAGAACTTGCAGACAGAGGTTGAAGGACTGAAAACACAGGTCGGTGACCGTGACAAGCAGTTAGAAACCCTGAAAGCATCTGCCGGGGATAACGCTGATCTGAAAAAGCAGATTGAGGACTTGCAGACTGAAAACGCCACTGCCAAGGCAAATCATGAATCTGAACTGAACCAGTTGAAAATTGATTTTGCGGTTGAAAAGGCACTTACTGGTGCAAAGGCAAAGAATATCAGGGCGGTCAAAGCGTTACTTGAACTTGGAGAAGCCAAACTTGACAAGGACGGAAATGTCAAGGGACTGGATGAACAGATCGAGAAGTTAAGAAGCGGTGATGACACCAAGTTCCTGTTTGAAGCACAGAAGCAGCAGAAACAGCAGCAGAATTTCAAAGGTTTTCAGCCGGGGGCATCAGGGGAAAAGAAACCGGGTGAGGGTGAAACGGTCGATTTCTCAAAAATGAGTTATGACGAACTTACCGCTTACATGGAAGCAAACCCGGATGCACAGATTTAATTTGATGAAAGGAAGGTAATCGAAACATGGCAAAATTTGATGCTAAAAGTTTTAACGAAAAGGCGTTCGGTAAGTACATGAGTGCTATTCCGAATGTGAAACTGAACAAGTTGCGTGAATCCCGTGCAATCGTTGGTGATGCAAGATTACGTGACACTTTTGTGAATAACTCACAGACTGGCACTGTTTACGCAGTGTTACCGTTCTTTGGTCTGCTTTCCGGCACACCGCAGAACTATGACGGTGTTGACAATGTTACACCGGGCAAGACCGACACCTATGAACAGGGCGTTTTCACCTATGGTAGAATGAACGGTTGGACAGAAGCAGATTTCAGTTATGATGTAACTGGTGGTACTGACTTCATGGCAAACGTAAGAAATCAGATCAATGACTACTGGAACGGTGTAGATCAGGATGTTATCCTTGCAATCTTAAAGGGTATCTTTGGAATGGCTGCAACTGGTACGGGTGCAATTAAGACATCCAATGCAGCATTTGTTGATGCACATACCCTTGACATCAGTGCAAGTACAACTGATGCAAAGACTGATGCAACAATGTGTATGGATGCAACAACCCTGAACACTGCAATTCAGAAGGCTTGCGGTGATAACAAGCAGAAGTTCAAACTGGTTTACTGCCACAGTGCAGTTGCTACTAACCTTGAAAACCTGAAACTGCTTGCATACTTAAAGTATACGGATGCTGACGGTATGGAACGTGACCTTGAAATGGGTACATGGAACGGTAGACTGGTTGTTATTGATGATTCTTTACCTGTTGAGGTGAAGCACGTTGGTGACACTGGCGGGGATGTTTCCCTTTACACCACATATATCCTTGGTGAAGGTGCTATTGGTTTTGAGGATGTAGGTGCAAAAGTGCCTTATGAAATGGTTCGTGATGCTAAGACAAGGGGCGGTGAAGATACACTGATTTCCCGTAAACGTCACGCTGTTTCTGTTGCGGGCATTTCTTACACCAAGGCAGCACAGGCAACTAATTCCCCTACTAACACAGAGTTAGAGAACGGAAAAAACTGGTCACTGGTTGCATCTGATACTAAGACCATTGAGCATAAGGCAGTACCTATTGCCCGTATCATTTCCCGTGGATAATTTCTGATCTGAAAGGGTGGTTGCAATGTTTGATACTGATACAGTAAAAGAACGGTTGAAATCATTCGGTTATGAGGTCAAGGCAGATGATGAATTTGCCTTGACCTTTTGCGTTGAGAAAGTACGCAGCACAATCAAGAATGAAATCAACTGGAATGATGTGCCGGAAGGACTGGAACACATTGCCGTTGATATGGCGGTGGGTGAATTTCTTCTTTTCAAGAAAACCTTTGCACCTGATGACCTTACCGGGTTTGATTTAGAATATGCTGTCAAGCAGATTCAGACGGGGGACACCAACACGGTCTTTGCGACTGGTGAAGGTTCAATGACCCCTGAACAAAGACTGACTTCTTTCATCAATTACCTTTTATCCTATGGAAAGGCTGAATTTAATTCATTCAGGCGTATCAGATGGTAAAACAGATTCAGGCAGCACAAAAGGCTGCAAGGAAAGCCATTGAAGCAACCTATTTTGGTACTTTGACGGTGACAGAACTGCAAAAGGTAAAAAATGAGAAGTCAAAACTTATGGAAGAATCAGAGGTTATAGTCTTACAAGACCAACCGTGCAGATTATCTTTTGAAAAACTGCAAACAGCAATTCAGTCAGAATCAGCAGCAACGATCACACAAAGCACAAAGTTGTTTGTTTCCCCGGATGTAACCATCAAGGCGGGGTCAAAACTGACAGTAACACAGGACAATGTGACCACGGACTACACCCGCAGCGGTGTCCCTTCCACATACCCAACGCATCAGGAAATTACACTTGAACTGTTCAAGGAATATGCGTAAATGGGTAGAATGGGAAGATTTGACTGCAAAGGTCTGAAAGACTTTCAGCAGCAGTTGGGAAAGTTGCAAAATCCTGATGACTTTGTGGAATCGTGTGCAAAGGAACTTGCTGCCCGCCTGTTACGGTTGGTGATTAAAAGAACACCAGTCGGTGACTATTCAGGTGCATCATATACCTGTTCATCAGGGCAGACCCACAAGGGGCAGAAAGTTCCGGGAAAGGTCGGCGGTACATTAAGGCGTGGTTGGACTGGTGAAAAACGTGCATCAGCACAAGGATATGCAGACAGCCTGACGGTACATCATTTTGGTGACACCTATGTCATTGAAATTGTGAACCCGGTTGAATACGCATCTTATGTTGAGTACGGACACAGGACAGCCAATCATTCAGGATGGGTCAAGGGTCACTTTATGATGACCATATCTGAACAGGAATTACAGAAAATTGCCCCAAAGGTGCTTGAAAACAAAATCAAGAAATATTTAGGGGGACTTGGTAAATGATAAATTCAATAGTTGAAGCAATCAGTTGTTCCCTGAACAAAGAATTTGGGGATGATTATGAAATCCACAATGAAGAAATTAAGCAAGGTTTGAAAGAGCCTTGTTTTTTTATTGCTTGCTTGAACCCAAACAACAACCTTTTCCTTGGCAAACGGTATGAACGTACCAATCAGTTCTGCATTCAGTATTTCCCACAGTCTGCAAAGAAGCAGCGGGAATGTGCTGATGTGGCTGAAAGAATGTATGACTGTTTGGAGTATGTCACAACAGACGGTGATACCAAGCCAATCAGGGGTTCAAAAATGAATCATCAGGTGGTTGACGGTGTTCTGAATTTTTTTGTCAATTATGACTTTTTCACGGTCAAGACGGAAGATCAGACACCAATGGAAACTATGACGGCAAGCACGGATGTGAAGGAAGGTGGTTGATTATGGCAGCAAAAAAGACAGTAACGGGGACTGCTGCAAGGTCTGAACAGACTGAACCAATGTTCAGCAAGGAACAGATTCTTGCATCTGCCCGTTTTGCAAACAGAAGGGACTTGGTGGATGCCCTTCTTGATGAAGATAAAAGTTACACCATGAAAACTGTTGACAATTTAGTTGAAAAATACATGAAAGGACAGGTGAAATAGTATGGCTTTAGGTGGTGGTACATTTACATCACAGAACAAAGAACTTCCCGGTGCTTATATCAACTTTGTATCGGCTGCATCTGCATCCGCTGCACTGTCTGATAGAGGTATCGCAACAATGCCCCTTGAACTTGACTGGGGTGTTGAAGGGGAAGTTTTTGAAGTGACCAATGAAGATTTTCAGAAGAACAGCCTGAAAATTTTTGGTTATGCCTTTGACAGTCCTAAGATGCTTGGTCTTAATGATCTGTTCATGGGTGCAAAGACCTTATACGCATACCGTCTGAACGGCGGTGGTGAAAAGGCAGCGAACACATACGCAACTGCAAAATATGGCGGTGTTCGTGGTAACGATTTGAAAATCGTGATTCAGAAAAATGCAGATGATGTAAGCAAGTATGATGTCACAACCTACTTTGGTACAGTTAAGGTTGACACACAGACAGTTGCAACGGCTGCTGATCTTGTGGCAAACGATTATGTGACATTCAAGACTGCTGATCTTGCTGTTACTGCCGGAACACCTTTGACTGGTGGTACAAATGGCACAGTTGACGGTACTGCACATCAGGCTTACTTGGATAAGATCGAATCCTACACCTACAACACTATGGGCGTTGTGGTTACTGATGATGTTACCAAGAAGTTATATGTGGCTTTCAACAAGCGTTTGCGTGATGAACTGGGTATCAAGTTCCAGTTGGTCATCTATAACCTGTCTGCTGACTATATGGGTGTTATCAGTGTGAAGAACAAGGTAACAGATGCCGGATGGTCAGAAGCAGCACTTGTGTACTGGGTAACTGGTGCAGAAAGTGGTTGTGCAGTCAATAAGTCTTGTCAGAACAAGAAATATGACGGCGGTTTCACCGTTGATACCAATTACACACAGAATGAGTTGAAAGCAGCGATCAAGGCGGGTGAGTTCACTTTCCATAAGGTCAACGGTGTTGTCCGTGTTCTTGAAGATATTAACTCTATGGTGACCACTTCGGACACTTGCGGGGATGTATTCAAGGACAATCAGACGATCAGAGTTATTGACCAGTTGGGAAATGATGATGCAGTT